CTCAATTTCAAAAGCAATCTCCGCTTGTTTTAATTGCATCTTAGCTTCAATCTCCATTTGTTGTTTCTGCATTTCTGCTTGAGACTTAGCCTGTACAAGTTGCATTTGTTGTTGTGCAGCCATTTGTTGTTTCTGCATTTCCAATTGCTCTTGTCTTTCTTGCTTTTGTTTTCTTTTTAATTTCAACAATTGATTAGCAAGTTTAATGTTTTTCAGCTCTCTGATATCTATGGCATCTTCTAAGTTAATATCTTGTTTAGATAAAGCCATTTGAATATTTTGTTCAAGCTGAGCCTTTTGCTCTTCATCAGGTGCTACATCAATAAAGATTCCAAAATCATATATATATAAATCAGATATATCATTAAGTATACTTACGTTGTACTTACCAATTTTATTTATAAAGTCATCTTTAAAATCTGCATATTCTAATATGTCAGCTACTCTATATGTTAAAGCTTCAGATAATGTTCTGTATATATATAATGCACCATCTAGTATATGTCTAGTAGCTACATTTGAATTTAATGCTGCTAGCTTTTGTAAACCAACTAAAGAGTTAGGATCAGGAGTAGAAGCATCTCTTGCTTCATTTAATCCTGTCACCTGTCTTATCATACCTAAGTAATGATTATAATTAGCAATCAATGTTTGAGTTTTGCTTGCTCCTGAGTTAGTAGTTAACTCTTTGATAGGAACTTTTCCTTGATTGTAATCTCCTTCTTGAGTATAACTTCTACCAATAACAGAACCTGTTTGGAAATATAATCTTAATGCATCTTCAGGATTATAAGATCCACCTGTTCCAAGGTCGACTTCATTTAATCCATCAGCATCTATATATACACCATCAGGTACAGTTCTAGCAATTACTTGCTGTAGTTTCAAGTGAGTCACTTGAATTAAATCAGCAAAAGGAATCATTCTTCTTACTAAAGATTCAATAACTCCTTTGTACATTCTTGGTGCTACAGCTACATAGTTTGGTAATGCATGTTGACTTGATGACTTTGGACGAACCATGTTTTGAGATAACTCCCATTTCAATACAATGTTAGTACCCATAACCATTACTCCATCATACCATACATCAATAGTTTTTTCAATTTTTTCAAACTGACCATCCTCCATAACTTCAACAGGTGGGTTGAATTGGTCATCTTTTTCAATAACCTTGCTTCCGCCTGTAGCCATTACTTTTTTCTTGTATACTATTTTTTTGGTTGTCTTGTAGTTAAAGTATAAAAGTGTGCAAGTATCTCTATAGAACATATCGTTCTCATAAAATTGAGCTACGTTATAATAGTCATACCAATTTTGACTGTACTTGCTAATTTCTTCTAGATCTTCGTTGGTTAGCGAAGGATCTATTTTCATTAATTCAATAATAGGTAAAGTCTTAACTTCTCCCCAATAAAAACAATCCTTGAAATGTGGATCTTCTGTATAACTGTATACTATGTTAGCAGGGTCCACATAAGAAACCTGAACGCCTGAGCCTAATAAAAACTCATGTTTAGCTACAGATATACCAAGAACAGTTAAATCATAGTCTAATCTTTTTCTTAAATCAATATAATGATTCTCTTCAAAGATAGTATTGATTGCTTCTTCTTCAGCTATTTCAATAGAAGGTTTGTAGTTGATCTGCATATACAACGAAAGCTCTTCATCTGTTTGAGGAAGTTGTTCAGGTGATACCGTAAAGGGATCAAATCCTGATTGTTGTTGGAGATCTAACAAGAAATCTTTGGAAACCATTTGAGCCTCCACCATGTCTTGATACTTACTTCTTTTTGATTGTGACATTGCATCTTGTGCATATGCCTTTACTTTGAATAATCTATCAGACATCCCGTTTACTACTATGTCAACAAATTTAGGAATGACAGGAACCGGAGTCCAATCTAAATTTAAATAACTTAGATCGCCATCAATGGCTAATTCATTCTTATATTTCGCAACTGACTGTTCACCCCTAGCGTATAAACGCAATCGGTGAAACTGACGGAATTGATCGTAGAACCTACAACTAACTCCATCTCTACGAAACCACTCGTATTGTATTGCTTGACCTATTTGCAAGCCATACTCCATGGTTTCCTTTTCTGCGTCAGATACAAATTGACTTGGGAAAGCTGCAGATTTTATATTTACCTTTACATCTTTCATCTAATTATTTCGCTTTGTATGCCGGTATTAGTATACCTTGCAAAGTTAAGTTTTATTTTTGACTCTTTTCTTTCAGAAACATATAAGTGTTTTTGACAAGCCATGATGGCTAAACCGGAGCTAATACTAGCATCAAACTTAGTTCTATTGCTTATATCAAACTTTGCCCAATCAATTAATGTTCTATTAAAAGGCATAGTTCCCATCTCATCTGAAGGTCTAAATACAGACTCAAAATCTATACCTATATACTTTTCTATGTAAGATTCTATGGCTGAAGCATGAGCTTGTTTTACTCCCTCACTTGTATTTGGAATACCACCTAATTCTTTTTCAGTCTTTGACAATTTATTAAATTGTTTATCGGGTCTGTTCATACAGTATTTTCTATAACCTCTATTTTTAAAATGGTATAATAACCTTGGTTTGTTATTCTCTACTAATATAGGCATTCCATAAAAAACACAAGCCATAAGAACATCTTCAAAAAACATCTCAGCTGTTTGTGGTCTTGCTATATATTCTAGAAAAAACTCATTACTTGGTGCATCATCCATGTTAAATTTAGTTAGACCATGTAATGCTCCGTTAGATCCACCACCACCTACAACTCCTGATATATCATAACTGTCACATCCAAAAGCACCAATGTGTTCATTACCCGGATACTTCATTCCATTTTTTTGATGAGCATTGTTTTGTATATTAGCTGAAGGCAACCAAGAAATATTAAACCTGCCTTTCGAATCAGGAATCCATATAACCTTAGAATCTTTTATACCATTCTCCCACACAAACTTACCTCTTGTTAAATGATGCTCTTTAATCATAGAATCATTATAATCTATTTGTTGGTAAAGTTTAGTTAGATTAAATAAAGACTGCTTACTTTCATCTCTAAATGCATGAGACTCAGTACGAGGAAACTGTCTATAGTATTCATTCAAAGCATCAGCGTCTCCCTTTAAAGAATCAACTTCGGCATTCCAATAGTCAATAGCACCTTGATAAATCATCTCACCATCTATACCTTCAATTTCATGAGCAGGGTTATTTAATACAGGCATTCCGTATCTATCTATAAACCCTTCCATATTCCATTCCATTGGGATGAAAAGTGAATACATACCACTTTTAGTTTGACCATTTGCATTACGTCTTTTTACATCAGAGTCTTCGTATAGCTTTTTAAAATTATTACCTCCTTTGTCCAAAGCATTCGATGTTGAACCCATCATACATTTGCCAATAACTTTACTACCTAGTCGTAAACAAGTTTTTGTAACACGCCAATTATTTAAAATATTATTTGGCTTTATCCATTTACCACTTTCATCATGTACTAGTAATAATAATTTTTCTCCATCATATGAGTTGTCATCTGTGTTCTTCCAATCAATAGTGGTATCTAAACCTTCCATGTCATCTTCAAACATCTCATGCATATTCTTTTTAGTAATCTTAGAAGCAGGTACTCGATAAGCTAATTCTGATTTAGGTTTATCCATACCATCCTGAATAGGTTTGAAAAAGAAAGGAAGTCGATTAGATATAGGCACAACCTTATCTGTAAACATTTTTTTTGCATCAGCACCTGTCTTAGATAGTATACCAACCCTTGCATCTTTTGCAAGAGTAGCTGTGTTTATACATTCAGCAGAACCCATAAATGAAAAACCTGAACGTCTTATCTTTAGGTATATTAAACCAAAACATCTAGGGTCTGCCTTACAGGCTTCCCAATAAAGAAACAAAGCTCTGTTAGCCTCTCTGTAATCAGGATAACCAACATCTATTTTAGTCCATTGTAAATACATATAATGTGAACCACTTATGTATGTAGGCACCCCTCTATTCATAAACCAATAGCCTTGCTCTCTGCAATCAAATTCATTTTCAATATAATCAACATATTGATCCTTGAATGAGTTTGGCATTTCATTCCATTGAAAAATAGATTTTATCTTTTCTAAGTTTCTAGGAAGCTCTTTTCTTTCCCAATATTGTTTTAGTTTGTTTTCGTTTCTTTTATAAACCTCTTTAGGTTTTTTTGGTAGGGCAATCTTTAAATTAGAGATCTCTATTATTTCACCTATCTGTCCACTCTTAGATATAATAACTACATCATATTTTTTATTATAACCATACAACCAACTGCGACCTCTGTTTTTATTAGAGATTACATTTTTAGATATATGGTTTTTTATTTGCTTGATCATTTAGAACGTCTTTCTGCAAATCCTTGTTTTGTTATAGGTTTACTTGACCCCATTTCTAAAGCTTCTTTTTCTGCTTCTATCTTGGTAAGTATTTCAAACGCATCCATGATACATAATTTTTTTGTAGCTGCAGCATTCTTAAGTCTATCTGCTGCTAGATCATCATCTAGATCAGGTTTTATAATATCTTCTTTAGCAACTTTGATTAGTTGTTCTACTGCTCTATATCCTGCAACAATTATTTTTTGTTTAGTTTCTTGGAGATTCATATGCAATAATATTTTTAGATCTTATTCTATAAAGTTTTTCTTCATTGAATTTAAATTCATACTCTGAGTCAGGCATGAACGTAACGATGTCTCCTTTTTTAATACCATGTGCATCAATAGAAGGACAAGTATATTCCATAACACCCATCAAAGGTTCATGAGTAAAAGGTTTGTATATATAGCTTTCTGTTACAGGAAGTGGAGAAACAAAACAAAAAGGTTCAACAGCAAACCATTTATCATTTTTTTTATACATATAATACTGAGTATCATCTATAAAAAATTTATCGTCTTTAAAAAAACTTTTTCCACTTTGCCTTCTGCCATGGATGTCGTTGTAATATTTAAAAACATTGTGATGAACCAACAAGCTATCTCCCTCTTCTATTGGTCCGTCATAATTAATAGGTATGCTTAATACAACAGCTTCACGATTAGAAAACGAAGCTGATTCTTCAGAGGTGTCTAGTATTATTTCTAGACCCTCTATTGTTTTGATATTGTCGTACCTTCTATTATTAGTCGGTGCAACTATAAATTGATTAGGTGATTGCATTTAATTTAAAAATTTATATTGTACTCCAAAGATATTGGCATTGTTGAATTAAATTGTTTCCACAATAAAATCTCTTGCTCATTAGAGTCTTCTATATAAATCTGATATGCTTCTTCCTCTGCATTAAATTTTATTAAATGTATAGTATAACTACCATTAAGAACATGTTGACCAACAAGATAATGCATTCCCCCCGACTTGTAATCAGGTCCTATTGAAATTTTTCTAATGTCCATTTATTGTTAATTTGATTTACAACAAAGATAATTAAAAAAAAATACCTCTTTCAAGAGGTATTATATTGTGAATGCTATTCTGATTTTTTTGTAACAACTCCGGTCTTAATATTTATAACCGAATCTGCTCCGTATTTTTCAACAAAGCCATCTTCTAATTTAGCAAACTCCGCTTGAAGTAAATCTAGTTGTTTAAATAACCCTGCTTTCTTTACCTCAAAATCTCCTATTGTTACTTTAATTTTAGTCAGCTGATCGTTAGCTGCTTGTAGTTTTGATAATTCCTCTTCAGTTAATTTTACTTCTTCAGAGTTTAATTGTACTTCTTTACTCATTTTATTTAATTTAAATTAATAATATAAATATACTATTTTTTATTATTGTTTTTTATTTTTTCAAAAGATCTCCCACCAAAATAAGCTGAGATCACAGTAATTAAAGTTATCTGTAAAAGGTCAGTCCACTTATCTTCAACGTTAAATGTTATAAAACCTGCATCAATAAAAACCATAAGTACAGTAGATACCACTAGAAACAATAATACTAAAGGTCTTACATTCTGAGTAAGCCAAGAAGCTGAGTTATCAGACACCCATCTCTCAGTAATATTCTTTTCCATATCTGCTTCATGCTTCATAAACAACTCGGTCATTTCTTTTTCAAAAGCATCTTTCTCTTCTTTAGTTCTTACAAACTTGTCTACTATTCCGGCAAGTCCTTCAGCTACTCCTGTAGCAGCTCCACCAAAAATCTTTTCTAATATTTTTTTCATAATGTTGGGTATTCTTTTTTAACATCAAAACTAGGACATGCCTTAGCTGCAAACTCATTGTGTCCATGCACAGTTGCTTCAGGAAACATTTTCTTTAATGTTTTTAAAAGCAACAATAAGCTTTCTTTTTGCTCAGGTGTTCTAGTATCCTTTGGAGTTTTACCGTCTTTCTCAAGTCCTCCTACATAACAAATGCCAATAGAAGAAAAGTTCATATTTTTTACATGAGCTCCAATCTCATCTATCATTCTACCGGTTTCAATTTTTCCATTAATTAAAACAACGTAATGGTATCCACATCCTCTCCATCCTCTAGCTTTGTGCCACCTATCTATAACAGCAGCATTTACAGAGTCATCACATTCTCGTGTGGCAGAGCAATGTAATATAATTTTATCGATCTGTCTCATCTTCCTTGACCTCGATATTTTTGTTTGTATCCGGATTGACCTTTACTTGCATTTTTAGAATGTATGCCCGGTCTTTTTTTCTTATGACGAAAATTGTAAGTTGAAAGCGGAAGCTTTGCCATTACTTTTTATCTTTATGATTTTTGAAGTTTACAAAAGTCTTGTGAATTGTATAAACAATTGTGGCAATTAATAATATTATTTTCAATGTCGCTTCTATATGCGTAAATGAAATTGCCATTACGCTTGTGTTTAACAGATATATTTTCAAATCTTCTAGAGTCATTATTTTATACAATAAGTTATTGTTAAGTCTTCGATCATTAAAGTATTATTAGTAGTCCAATATTTCATAGTCACAAAGGTAACTAATTATTTTTAATTATTTTTCTAAAAATTTAAGGAGTACAGTTTGTAAAGTTAGGCTTTGGAAGCGTCCAACTTGTAGCACCTGTACTAAATCCACCACAACTTGTAACATTTGCAACATTCCATCCACTTAAGTCTTGATTATAGCTAGTTGCATCTTCAAACATCCCACCCATATTAGTTACATTACTTGTATCCCAAGTAGATATATCTTTATTAAAAGCAGTAGCTTCTCTAAACATACCATTCATAGATTGACCACTACTTGTATTCCAACTACTTAAGTCTTGATCAAAAGCTGTGGCACCTTCAAACATATCGGTGAAAAATTTTATATTTGAAGTATTCCATCCATTTATGCTTTGATTAAAAGCTGTGGCACCTAGAAACATACTATTCACAGTAGTAACACTACTTGGACTCCAAGAACTAATGTTTCCGTTAAAAACTACGGCATTATTAAACATTCGAGACATATCAGTAACATTGCTCACATCCCAAGAATTAAGAGACTGATTAAAAGATGTGGCATTATTAAACATTCCTAGCATATTTGTTACATTACTCACATCCCAAGAGTCAAGTGGTTGATCAAAAGCTGTGGCACCTCTAAACATTTCACCCATATTAGTAACACTACTTGTATTCCAAGAACTTAAATCCTGATTAAATGCAAGAGTTTGACCAAACATACGACCCATATTAGTAACATTGCTTACGTTCCAAGAATTGAGAGGATAATTAAAAATCCTATTATCAAAAAACATATTTCTCATGTCAGTAACACTACTCACATTCCAAGAACTAATGTCTGAATTAAAATTACTTGCGAAATCAAACATATAACTCATATTAGTAACATTACTGACATCCCAAGTACTAATGTTTTTATCATAATTAACACAGCTTTTAAACATACGACTCATATTAGTAACATTGCTCACATCCCAAGAATCAAGGTCTTGTAGAAAAGCAAAAGCGGTCTCAAACATACTTGACATATCAGTAACATTGCTCACATCCCATCCATTTATGTTTGCATTAAATACAAAACAACGATAAAACATATAACTCATAGCAGTAACATTGCTCACATCCCAAGAACTAATGTTCCCATTAAAAACCCCACAATCATAAAACATACCTGCCATATTAGTCACACTACTTGTATTCCAAGAACTAATGTTTCCATTAAAATTTTCACACTCTCGAAACATACTACTCATATTTGTAACATTACTAACATTCCAAGATTCAACTTCAAAACCAAAAAGCGATAATTGTGTTTCAAAAGTTTGATTCATATTAGTTACATTGCTTACGTCCCAATCATTTAATCCCCTCCAATCTGCTCGTGAGTTAGAGGGAAGTTGAGATGAATTAAACCCATAATTTGGTGAACATGTTTCTTGTAAACTTTGAACACCACTAGTATCCCATTGACTTAAGTAGGGACATGTAAAAGGCTGTGTAGGAACTTGACCGTTTCGTGGTCTGTAGTCTCCGCTCCATAAACCTCTTAAAGATGTACCACTAATATGTGGAGGAAAAAGGGGTGTCCATGCTACAGTATTTGATATAGATGCAAAATAATAAGCTGTATTAATGTCTTCTTGATTTCCACTATCACCAATAACATCGGCAGCAAAATCAAATATACCCCAATTTAAAACTCTTAAAAATTTATATGAATCATATGAATTATATATAGAGCTTATAGGACTATAACTCCAACCCTTTAATGTATTTACTGTGGCTGCAGCGTTCATACTTATAGAAATTACTCTATTTATGGAAGTACCATATGTATGAGTTATTTCAAAATCTGTAGTAGGAAAAGATGTGTATGAAGTTGTTTGACCATCTCCCCAATCAACATCAATTGCCCAACCTGCTGCAAGGCTAGCTTGTTTAGTAGCCACTATAGGTCTAAAAGGAAGTCTAATAGTATTATTTCCACTACCTCCATTACCTGTAGCATTTGGAGCAACTTCAAATTGAAAAGGTGTAAAATCAGGAGTCCAAGGAAATGGCGGTAAAGGCACTCCTGAAGATTGCATAAAAGGTGTTCCTACTCCTATTCCACATCCTAATGGCATAAATATATAGTTTTAAAATTTTAATATAGTGCTAAAATATCTTCAGCAGTAGTTCCTATTCGAAAAACTTTAATAACATTAACAGGAATAAAAGATCCTCCTTGAACATTCTGAAAACTTACTTCATCATTTCCTGCAGTTAATACTTTAACAGCTCCCGGAGTACCAACATAAAGAACTGCACCTCTATTACTGCCTCTATATACAGTAAAACCTTCTGTATTATCTAATTGAGGATCTCCATTAAGTTGAAGGGCACTCAAACCATTACTCTCATATACACCTACAACTATTGCTGATCTAGATGTAGAAGATCCATAAATAACATCCCCTACTTTAACTCCTCTTGCAAGTAAATCCTGTCCAAAAACTAAAATTGTATCGCCAAAGTTAATCATCGATCCGGGAGGAACTTCATCAACTTTTGACATAAAAACAGGTAATGGTGCAAGGTCACTTGGTTCAACAATCCACGCTCTATTAGGGTTTAATTTTTGATAACTCATTTTTTATCTTATTAATTTTTTTTATAAGGAAACATTCTATTTAATGAATCCCTTTTTTGACTACAACCACAATCTTTACCTGTAACCTTAGAAACAGTATCAACTACTTTTTTAATTCCTGTAGCTGTGGTAAATTTCTCTACAGTATCTCCAAATCCTCTAGAAGGTCTTCTTGGTTTCATATTATACAAAGATAATAATTTTTTAGTTTCGTTTTTTTATTTCTTACAAGTGCATAACTTGTTAGGGCAAGTCTCTATATTAAAAAGCAATTTACTTACTAATACATTCCACTTGCATTGAAATTTACACCATACTCCCTGCATCCACAGACCTAGTTTTACTAATAACTTTCCCATTACTTTTTGATAAGTGAGCTTAGGTGACCTTTTACGCTTGACGGGTATTTCTTATCTTCTTTCATTGAATGATTACCTGCATACGGATGTCCACTAATTTTTTTAGACATTCCTTTACTTTCATCTCTTCTATCTTTAAGAGATTGTTTGTGAGCACCTTTGTGCTTGTTTCCTAACGACTCATCGAGTCTATCGTTATATCCTTGTTTCATAATTAATTATTTTTTACAAATTAAGTCTTTTATTTTTTTTGCCACCATTACTTCAGATTTTAAAACATCATCCGTATCATTTTCTAAAAGAGAATCTATAAGTTCACATTCAGATAATTCAGGATAATTCTTTTTATTCCATCTTGTAAAAGCTTTAATAAGAAGTTCTAAAATTTCTTCAGATAATTCTATTGTTTCAAACCAATGTTTTTCTACTGTTTCTGCCATTTTTTTTATTTTAAGGAGTTACTACTATTCTTCTAATTATAAGGTATCCTGAGAAAGACAATTCACTAGTAATACCTGATCCATCTGCAGCAACTCTAGCTTCTCTCACATCAACCGTAGATGATTGAAGTTGAGCTCCAAGAATTTGTAAATCATTTCCTGAAACAATACTAGGACTACTACAAGTTCCCCAAGCAAATATATTATTGCTTGTATCTATTAATGTTCCACCCGTTACGTCAGCATGAAGAGTTTGAGAATTAGTTGCACTCCAAGTAAAAGTTAATCCTGTATCGTTAGATAATTCATCAACTGTAAATTCAGTCAAACTTTTAATTAGACGAAATACAGCCTCTTTATAAGCAGCACCACCAACAGTATCAATAATATCCTGCATAGTAAATGCTTCTCTCTTAGCATTTAGCTGAGCAGAGCCTTTGTTTTCTGTGTCTACAGTAGAAGCTACTGTATGAAATTTTTGTCCGTTAGGTATTGTTGCCATAGTTTATATTTTAAAATCTAATATTAGTCATTTCGCCGTTTTCTGATGTAGAAAAAGAAAGTACGCCTCTTTTTTGGTTGTTTTCTACAGTAACATGCATTGACATACTTTTTACGTCATCAACATTATTAACTCCAACCAAAGCAATGTATAAACTATTTAACATTTCTACATCTTCACTATCAGCTTCTTTTCTAGATTTTTCACGAATAGCTTTTACTACATCATAATCTTCTTGAGTAAGTTGACCATCTTTATGACAAATCGCTAATTCTTCTTCAGTACGTTCATATTTAATTATTTCTAACCATTTTGAGTCTATCGACTGTTTTGTGTAATTTTTCATATTATCCTAAATTTACTATTGTATTTGATGTAGTATCCAAACAATTTCTTACTTTTCCTGTTCCCGATACAGCGAAGTTAGATCCTTGACAATTATAAGCCACACTATCATCTCCTATCGTACCAAATGTGGATGCTGAACAACCAATTATATTTTGCTTTCCACTCCCTGTTGAAAATCCACTTTGTAACTGAGTAGTACCGGGAGACTGAACAACACATTGGTGATAAACAGCACCCAAAAAAAATGAACTACTATCAGTACTAGTGTGTTCAAAAGAACCGCTACCACCCATGCAATTTTTATAATAACCTCTTTCATTAGTAGAATTATGACCAAAAGAATCATTAGGTCCGGCACAATTTATATACCTACCTCGATTAAAATCAGATGAATTGCCAAACCAACTACTTGACCCGTTCTCAAGCTCTACACAAACACAGTCTTCAAACCTTGCATCAATTGACCCGACACCATCGCCAAAAAGATTATAAGTTCCTCTAACACTTTCTCCAACTCGAGCTATTGGATCCCCACAGTTTTTAAAATATGCTGTTGCTCCTATCGAATCAACTTGATAACCAAAACTTCTTCTGTAAGCTTCACAACGATAAAATTCACCTAAAACAGTAACACCTGCTCCTTCACCAAAAGAATATACACCACCTTTACAGTCTTCAAAAGTTCCATTTAAAAATCCTGCTCCGTCACAATTAAAAGCATAATCATCTAAGGATATTATGTTTTTATATGTAATCCATGACAGGTTACTTCCTATTAAAAACCCACTACCTGAATTGTCTGCTTGATATATACCTTGTATTGTTATATTAGCTAAAGAACTATTAGCTCCGCTTTGAATTTTGATGTCACCACCACTTATATACACATCAATCAAACCCGATAAAGAAGTTATGTTTACAAAATCATTTACAATTAAATCTGATGGTATTTCATATTTACCTGTTCCAATAAGTAAAGTAGCCGGTGTAATATCAAAATATGGAAAAGGAAAAGTTTCACTATCATCAGGTCCACTTGTGATCTGAGTTCCATTTAATTCAAATGCTTGTATATATAATACACTACGAGAAGTAGGATCAAATCCTACACACTTGAAATTTAATTGTCTTTCCCCTCCTGAAAATGCAGCTGTGGTTCCTGTCCACTCGTAACCGATAGTTATACCATATGGGTAATTTGAAAATCCAACAGCACCTATAGCAAATGCAAGACCATAGTAGGGAGTATTTATAGAACCATCATAGAAAAAGTCTTTATTAGTTATAGTTGTAATATCAATAACTTTATTTGCTGCCTCTGTATATGCTGCTAAAAGAGCTGCTCCGTTTTCTTGAGGTGTCCCATCAGCTTTAACATAAACTGAAAAATCACCTTCTAATCCGCCTACAGTATCAGCAATGTCTTGCATAGTAAATGCTTGACGTTTTGCGTTTAATTGAGCAGAGCCTTTATTCTCTGTATCTACAGTACCTGCGACTGTATGAAATTTTTGTGTGTTTGGTATTGTTGCCATAGTTTATATTTTATAAATTTACTACTGTGTTTGTACTTGTATTTAAACAATTTAATACTTTTCCTGTTCCATTAATAGACCAACTGCTTTCTGAACAATTGTATGCAACAGATCCACTATAAATTGGTCCAATACTTGCAGCATGACAATTAATCATTAATCTAGTTCCTGAAGTGCTGTTAAAACCTACTCCCGGAGCACCTGAAGGACTCGTAACACATTGACAGTCTATATATTTTGTTGTTCCTGAAACAGCAGGTCCATTATTAGAGAATGAAAGTCTTGAACCTATACAACCAAAATATTCCGATCCATCATTGGTTGAATTATAACCAAAAGAATTTTGTTCGGCAGTACAATTGATAAATCTACCTTCAACCAAAACAGCATCTGCTCCAAAAGCCGCATCACCATTTGCTGTACACTCTATAAATGTACCTTTACAGCTTGGACTTTCATATCCAAAAAGCTCATTACCTTCACCACTACATTGCTCAAACTTAGCAGTTTCTTGAATCGTAGACTTATAACCAAAAGATTTTTGTTCACTTTTACAATTAATAAATTTAGCACTACCTATTGTATTATGTGTGCCACTTCCAAAAGAAAATTCGCCTCCTTCACAATTAATAAAAGTGCTAGTAATCGTACCTGTTTCTGAAGGATCTACTCCAAAGGACCACCATCCTTTACTTACACAATTCATTACAGTAATAAAATCTAAATTACCCTCTACATAAATTGATGAGTTTTGAGTACCTACTCCCGCATCACCTGAACCATATTCAAATGCATTACTTGTTGTATTTAATCCATTAATAAGAATTGGATAGTCATCGTTGTTAGCACCTGACTTTATTTTAATATCACCACCTGTTATATATACATCAGGCTGACCTGTTGCTGATGTTACATTTACTAATGCATCAATAC